TCTTTCCTCATCATGGATGACTGTCTCTACGACAACTCGTGGATCAACGACAAATTCATTCGCTATATTTTCCTTAACGGTCGTCACCAGAAGATTTTCTTCATCATTACAATGCAATATCCTCTTGGTATTCCACCGGTTCTCCGTACAAACGTCGATTTTGTCTTTATTCTCCGTGAAAATTTCATCTCGAATCGTAAGCGTATCTTCGACAACTTCGGTGCGGCCTTCCCCAACTTCGACTTCTTCTGTCAGATCATGAACCAATGTACCGAAAACTACGAATGTCTCGTCATCAATAATACGACCCGCTCCAACAAACTCGAGGACATGATCTTCTGGTATAAGGCGGACATGCATCCCGAATTTCGTATTGGCGCCCCGCAGTTCTGGCAACATAATGCCGTCAATTATCGTGTGCGCGAGGAGGAGGACGTCAATCTCTACCAGGGCGAAGACCGACGCCGCGCCGGCCCACTCATTCAAGTCCGTAAACTCTAACCTCCCTCACACTAACACACACACTATAGTGTAAACCCTAGAATCTGCACTATAGGTGTGTTTGATTTGGTTATTTATGTAAATGTTATTTTTGAATATATCATTTAGATAAACATTTATTAAGAAATGAATTACACATTACTTGGTCTCGCTGTTCTCATTCTCATTATTGGTCTCGTCGGCTCTTATATGCGCGCCATTGAAGATTTCAAGGATCTTCCCCGCCCATCATGTGGTCGCCAAGGGGATGCACCATGCCCCCACGGCACCAAATGTGTCGCCGGCTTCTGCGCCGAGACCGACGAAAAAAACTTGCCTGAGCCAGAACGTGTAGGCGCCCACGAAGATGACAGTCTCGGCCTGTATGGTTCGGCTCCATCCTTCTGTCCTGAAGGCACACAATGCTAGATCCTATATTGCATTTCATAGGGAATATGTACGTAATGATTCCCCACATTACGCCCACCCTTCACATGCACTTTCGTCTTCCTATAGAGGTAGCCTGATGACATGATCGTCCTATCCGAGTCAAGCATGTCCTCCAGTCTTTCGCGGATAATTGCGCCAGACATTGAACTGTAATAGACATTGCGAACTTTGATATTTTCCGTCATCTGCAGATTTTTAATGCAATGATGACACGGCCGCGAAATTCCGAGTTTGCCAGAACATCCAATACGAATCACTAGCGCATCATATGTCTGGCGTTGCCTCGGAGTTCGCGGACGAGGAACTTTGGCGAGTGCGTCCATCTCCGCATGGATCGAAAGCGGAAAACTCTTATCATCGAACATCTTATTTTCACCCAAATAGATCTTCCCCGTTTTCATGTTAAAGAGAGCACATACATGGTATTTGTCTCTGCGATAAAGTGGGTGGATTTTTCGAGCAATGTATCGCAACACTGGCTCCAAAATAACATTGTATACTTCTTCATTCTTGCCCGAGAGCACACTCGGCGGATCGCAACACATTCTGAGGAAGGGTATTCTATATTTTATATGAACTAAAGTGCTTTAATTCATATAACCCGCTGGTTTTCAATTTTTCGGATCTGCGGACCATGTCGCATCAAATAACACACTATAGTGCATCGCTAGGCTCGCACTAGCGTTATGTTCTTAAAAGAACACCCTATAGTGCACCCCCTCTAGAAACCACCGTCCATTTGGGTCATCTTACGTTGTAGGGCAAGATCACCGACCGCATCGAACATACCGCCGCCTACAGTGCTTGCACTTGCACTAGTACTGGCACTGGCGCTGCTAGTCATATCGGTGGCGCCGCCATCACGGAAAGCACCGGTATTCTTGAGATGAGGATTCTTACCATAGAAATCATCGCGCTTCTCCTGGTTTTCATTATAGGACTTCATGAGTTTGTTGAGTTCATCATTGGCATATTCCTGTTCCTTAATCTGGCTTGGACTTGGGTCCCATGGGAGCCACTTGCCAACATCTGCAACATAGATGTTGTGAATTGGATCCGACTTCTGGAGTTTCTTTGCACGGGCAGCGGCCTCCTCCTTTGTCGAATAAGATCCACGCACCTTCAACCCACGGACAGTAGTCTGGAAACTATTGGCAGTGTAATATTCATCCTCGAGCTTTTCACGATTCTTATACATGAAGTTTTCGAAGTCCTCCTTGATCTTGGTCTTATTGATTTCCGCAGCATTCTTCTGGACGAACTTTTGATATTCTCCGATTGCGTCGCCGACCTGCATACGTGCGCTAAGTACAAGATCTCCCTGGGCTTGCATACCTTCGTTATAGAGACGATCCGCCTCCTTCCCTAGACGTTCATTATAGGAGTTGATAGTCGAGGCAAGGAAATCTTCGAGATTCTTGGTCTTCCAGGTCACTTCGTAATTCTTGAGAAACTTCTCGAAGAAGAACTGATCCTTCCGTTCAAGTACGGCCTCAGGACTCAGGAAACTGAGGAGTACAAAACGTTGGCTTGGGATTTCCGCGTCTTCTTCGAGGAAATCAGGGTCCTTATCAAATCCAGTGGTGGTCGATGACATCTTTCTATAGTGCTCTACCAATGTTCTTTTTCAAGTCTTTACGCACTTTTTTTCTAGGGCAAGGGTATAGAATCGCAAAATGGACGGCGAAGGATTTTTCATGGAATTATTATACCGCGCAATTAAGTATTTAATTGAAGGTCTTGCAATCGCTATTGCAGCCATCTTCATTCCCCGAAGAAGTTTACCATGGGATGAAATCATTACCCTCGGTGTAGTCGCAGCAGGTGTCTTTGCAATCTTAGACAGTTTCGCACCAAGTGTCGGTATGTCCGCTCGCAGCGGTGCCGGTTACGGTCTCGGCTTCAACCTCGTCGGTTTCCCAATGCGCGCTTAGAGTGTGTAGGGTGATGATGTTATAGAACTATAGAATGTATTCAGAATAACCTCTATAGTGCAGGGTGGGATCAAACCGTCGGTCTGTAAAACAGACCCAGGGTCTAAATCGTTGATTTAAACCGTGGGGATAAATTGCCAGCGCATTTCCTCACATATTTTCTTCCATATTGTGTCCTGGTCGTAGAGCTTGTCTCTATTTTTCAATAACTGGAAATTCTTTAAGAAATGGTCCATCTCCAGGAGTTCACAGAACTTATAAAGCACATATGGATACGCCAAGAAATTGCTGCGGTCCTTCGGTATATGCTTCTGGAATGCCGGCTGAATTTCCTTAAACATGTGTCGCAACTTCTCCTCCGTGTCGCGGTCAATAATGGCGGCATTTGTCCCATTTAGACGATTCAAGATATAGTTCGTATGATCGTAAAGACGGTTCAACTTCAACTTCTTTAGGATTTCTCGCAGGCGTACATTTGTCAATTTTGTCAGGTCCGTTATACGCTGTTTCTTAATCTCGGCCTCAATAAGACCAAATGTGGTCTCATCAATACCGGTATTCTCCTTTGCCTGGAATTGTGCGAGGAGTTCATTGAAATGGTTGATACGCTTATATGCATAATAGCATGATTCACGAGGTGGATCCTTGTATGAGGGGCGGTCACTGTCGATCAAGATAAATTCATTATAATTGCAACAAGGGCAATAAAGCATGGCCTCATTAATGGCGAAGATCATCTCTTTGCCACACTCAGGACATGTACCAAGTTCATCGTCAAGAGCGGAGGATGTCTTCTTGGTATAGGCGGGATTAATTCGCTGAAGATATTTTTCGAGAAGAACATCACGACTTACTATAGGTGTGTTGGCAATGGGCGAGACATGTTCTTCTTCCGCATCTTCTTGGTCCGTCCGAGACTGTAGAGTGTCCTCTTGAACTTGCTCTTGCACCGGCGCTTGCACTGGCGTGGACGTCGAGCCAAACCAATCAAATGAAATGGAATCATCATCTATAGTGTTATTCTTGGACGCATTCTCCAGCGCATTCAACACATCTCCTGGTCGTGCCTTCACTTTCTTCGCATACATATCCTTATCCCCCTTCGAAATCGCATTCTGAATTTCATAATAATCAAAAAGAATCGACCCAGTCTTCAGGAAATAATCATCTATTTTGTCATCCTTGGACTTTTCATGAATAAGTCCCTGTATATGATCCAGACGGCGCTCGTATTGTCCTCGCCGCAATTCATCCCCCTCGTTTTCAATTCGCATTATAAGGTCGTCATATTCTTCCTGAAGATCCCCCAGATCATTCTTCTCACTCATTATTTTTTGAACCTGGAATTGATGAATAGTATCTAATGTCGTCCGCTCCTCAAGATTACTTCTCTTGGTCGGTTTCGTTTTGAAGAACCCGTCAATAGGTGTCTCCATTGACTTCTTTTTATTTTTTTCTATGGTCTCATTTTGTCCGAAAATATTCTTAGAAGGAGTGTCCTTAGACATTATTCTATTTTTCCTTAGTTTCCACTTTTAGGCCCTTAAATACGGCCCGCGTTCAATCATTCTAATTGACTCCCGATAGGGTATGGTTATATGCTGTCCGTTATTAATATTTGTGTCGACATCCGTCAATACAAATACAAGATGCAAACTCATAACACCCTATAATGCAACTAATTGAAACGCACTTTGAATTATGGTTTCAAAATCCCGACTTTTTGGCGAAATTTTTATTTTTTTTCTGGTACTAGGGTATAAGAAAAAAATGACTTCTGGTGGTTTAATGCAACTCGTTGCTTATGGTGCTCAAGATGTCTACCTCACTGGTAATCCTCAAATTACCTTCTTCAAGCAAGTTTACCGTCGCCACACTAACTTTGCTATGGAATCCATTGAAAACCCTTTCAACGGTGCACCAAACTTCGGCAAGAAGGTCACCTGTACCATCCAACGTAACGGTGATTTAATCTACCGTATGTACCTCCAGGCCACTCTCCCAAGTGTCTCTGTCTCAGTCAATGATCCTTCTGGTTCCCAATTCCGTTGGCTCAACTGGCCTGGCCACAACCTCATCTCCTCTGTAGAGATTGAAATCGGTGGTCAACGTATTGACAAGCACTACGGTGAATCCCTCCACCTCTGGAACGAACTCACCCAAGAAGCAGGTAAGCAAGCAGGTTACGCAAAGATGGTTGGTAACGTCCCAGCCCTCGTCAACACCATCATCTATGGTGGTTCTGCATGCGACCTCGACTGCGGTGCTGGTATTCCTAACACCTCTGAGGAAGTACTCAGCTGCACCCCTGAATACACCCTCTACGTCCCATTCCAATTCTGGTTCAACCGCAATGCTGGTCTTGCTCTCCCTCTCATTGCTCTCCAATACCACGAAGTCCGTATTAACCTCGAATTCAACGAACTCCGTAACATGTGCTGGGACTACTCCCCTAACGGTCTCCACCCAATCCGTGACCGTGTCGCAGCAACTGGTTTAGTCGCAGCTTCCCTCTACATCGACTACATCTACCTCGATACTGATGAACGTCGTAAGTTCGCACAAGTCGCTCACGAATACCTCATTGAGACCCTCCAATTCACTGGTGGTGAATCTGTCACTTCTTCTTCCAACAAGATCAAGCTCAACTTCAACCACCCTTGTAAGGAACTCATCTGGGTCGTCCAACGTGACTCCTTCGTCTCCTGCTCTGACTCCATCATCAATGAATGGAAGGGTCAACAGCCATTCAACTTCTCTGATTTCTGGGACCGCTCTGTCCTCGAATCTGGTTACTCCGTCACCCGTGTTGAAGGTATGGCAGGTAAGAACCCAGTCGTAACTGCCCTCCTCCAACTCAACGGTCACGATCGTTTCTCCATCCGTGAAGGTCGTTACTTCAACGAAGTCCAACCTTACCAACACCACACTAACGTCCCAGCAGTCGGTGTCAACGTCTACTCCTTTGCTCTCCAACCAGAACAACACCAACCTTCTGGTACTTGCAACTTCTCTCGTATTGACAATGCAGTCCTCCAACTCACCATCAGCAACAACGCTGTCGGTACCTCTGTGAGCTCCACTGTACGTGTCTATGCAACTAACTACAACGTACTTCGTATTATGTCAGGGATGGGTGGTAAACTTTTCAGTTGCTGACTAGTTCAGCAATTGCTATGCCACCAAGAGTACTACAAAAAAGTAGTGCTAGTTTATATGGGTTTGTATAAAAACAAACAAGCAACATTGTCAAATTGCGGGAAACTCGCGTTAGACACACAATACCGCCCTGGAATCGAAAGATCCGTCCAGCGGCACCATAGGGAAACTTATGGGTATGGTAAGAATTTGTGTGGTAGCGACAATCCGCAGCCAAGTCCTAAAGGTTTTCACTATAGTGAAAAAACTATGGATGCAGTTCAGAGACTAAATGGCAGTGGGCTTACGATTCAAGAAATCGCAGGCTTAAGATATAGTCCGTCCACCTGGAAACAGGGTCCACAAGAGGAATTTTCCAACTTCCATATGGTTGCAAAAGGAGAGTTTGTGGAGTTATGTGTCAAAACATGACTGGGTCAAACGCTAGCCTACAGCTCTTAAACGAGTTGTGTGTTAAGTTTCACAATTTTAATTATCGCTATTTACTG